GCGTCGCCACCAGGCAGGCTACTATCTGTATCTATGTCCCAACCGAAATTCTCTCCAAAATCTGGACTACCACTAAGATAAAATTCTCCTGTTGTTGGATTAACTCCGGCAAGTGCCATAGAGGAAACACCGGTAATTACAGAACCATTTGCATCAGATGTAAGTGTAAACATACTTGTTTGTATACTTGCTTGGAATCCGTTAGCAATGAATTGTATATTCCCGTTACTTGTGCCGTCTAAATATATTTCTTCGTCTATAGTGAGAGTATCACCTATTCTTGCAATATCAAAAGTAATGTTGTTTGCGCCGCCGCCGCCTAAATCGCTGTCTGATATAGTTATTGTTTCACCAACAATAAAACCGCTTCCGTTCTTGCTAAGTGAAATAAATGTATCGCCTACAGTAACGGCATCTGTTACAACGAGCTCTAAATTACCTGAACCGTCGCCACCTAAAATATTATCACTTATAGTAATAGTATCATTTTCTACAAAACCATCTCCGCCCTTAACAATCTCAATATCTGCACCGCCACTGCCGTCCAAAGTTACGGACAAATATGCATTTGCTCCAGTGCCTGATGTTGTTATATTACCTGCTATAAAACTATTAGCAGACCTAAAATCTATTGGATAAGTACCGGTTAAGGAAGTGTTGCTTAATGTGATATTTCCGACTTCAACAATACCGTCTGCATTAGGCCCAACAACATCTACAATAAATTCTTGTCCAGACCCTGAACCGCCGGTGCCATTTACTATGTAACTACCTGGAGTTCTGCTGGAATCATATTGATTTGTTATGTTTTCTATAGCAATAATACTAGCATTATTAACAGTTTCTATAGTTCTTGTTTCGCCATTAAGGCTAAATTGTTGTCCAGCAAAAACATCGTTTGTGCTATCTACAGAAATTGTTTTGTAAGGTGCAATTTGTGAAATACTTTCATTTAAAAATGTTACAAAGGTATTTCCTGAATTTAAACTTGTTGTAATGGAATCACTGGATATTTGTATGCTTATTGGTGCACTATAATTTGCACCTGTATTAGTTACAGTAACATCAGTTATTGTGCCATTGCTATCCACATTTGCAGTTGCAGAAGCAACAGATGTATTAGCACCTATAAAATTTACCACAGGGTTTATATAACCAATGCCGCCATGTAAAACACTTACAGAGGATATGTTACCGGCTGTGTATGCCACATTACTGTCATTGCTTGTGAATGCTGTACTATCCCAGGCTGTTAATGTTGCTGTACTAAAAGGTGTTTCTACATTTTCGTTTGTATCTATAAGTCTTATAGATTCACCTACACCTTCAACAAAATATTCTGCTGTAGTTTTGGTGTCTGGTATAACATATCCACCATCAAAAATAATTCTCATTCCTGATTTTAATGTTACTCCATTTGCTGATGTGAATGACTTCTTACCAATAATATCAACATCTATATCTATAGGATTATCTACTGTTCCAGAAATTCTTATTGCTGGTAGTTGATCATAACTCCAATAGTACTCTTGATAATTTACAAATTTATCAATATCTATAGGGGGAAGGAAAGAAGAATAATCTGTACTGAATAATCTATTTTGATTATTGGTTCCAGTTCCGCTAATTTTTAAAGTATCTAAAAATTCATCATAAAAGATTAAATTTTCACTGGCATTGGTATTTGCATTTAAAGTATTAACAGCAGGACTTAATGCATAATGCTGTCTAGTTGCTGTGCTTTCTCTTAAAAACTCAGATGTTACATCGAAGTCTTCAGACTTCTGTAACCCTACATAACCATTAATTACTTCAACATTTGCTTTACTGAAGAGTTGCTCAACAGTACTTTCAAAGAAATTCTTTGTAGCATCTGTTTGCAATATGCCTGGTAACTTTTTATATAATTTATCTGCCATTATCTAGTTTTTAATGTTTGTTCTGTAATTTTACTAACTACCTCTATATCAGATACACTTGCAGTACTTAAGAATATTTCATCTGATTCTGCTTTTACTGAAAATAGATCACCAAATTTTCCATTTGTGTTTTTAGGTAAAATCACTATACTACCTATACTATTGCCTAATTGACTGTGTATAAAAGAACTTAATTCTGTAAAATAAAATGTTTCCCCAAAGTTCCAATTTGTTGGGTCAAAATATCTATTAAATGCTCTAATAATTCTTGTTTTAATTTCGTTATCACTAAATCTTTCGTTTAATTTTACTACTCTGAATTTTGCCCTCAATTCCGGACTTGCATCGTTGCCAAATAAAAGTTTAAATTTACCGCTTTTATATACTAGTATATCACTTGCTGTTTTAAATTGATTTAGATCTGCAAATTCTAATGCAAGATCATTACTTGTTGGAGGTAATGGGAAGGCAGTTCCAGGAACATTTAGGTATCTTTGTACTTGGTCATTATATGTTTCAGTCAATACTAAAAATTCTACAACATTGCTGATACTGGGATCAATTCTTACATTCTTATCAGCAACATGATTCCATTTAAATATCATTGCATTTTTAACTGGTAAAAGTGTATTTTGTGTTTCCCCTCTACCGTTTCTTACAGAACAATCTGTTGTTACAACACCTCTAATCTGTAATGTATTCGTACTATTAGGTGTGAGTAAATATACCTTATCTTCTGATTCAACATATACCTTTGTACCGGAAAGTTTACCACTGTCATTTTCTAAATCATTCTCTAATATAGATTTACTTACAACTGATATCCATGCTATATCATTACCACTTATATCAACTGGGTCACTATAAGATGTAGGACTTATTGTATCTGAACCTATGTCCAAATTAACAGATGTTTCTTTACGGTAATCTAAAATTTTTCCTGAAGATGGGACATCATAACTATATCCATCAAAGTCTAAATACTTTTCTAAATAAACTAAGTCATCAGTATCAACAAATTCATAAAATTGTAACGGTCTATCCGGGATCAAATCGTTATCAGTATCAAAAGGCGCAATTACAACTTTAGATCTATCGGTATACCCGTCATCTTCTATAACAGTATCAACTATATGCCAATCTATGTTAGTGTCTAATCTTTCTTTATAATTCACATAATCCAATCTTATTTTATCTGTACTTGTTACAGCAGTAGAATCTTGTGCTAAAAGATGATTATTATTATCTAAATCTTCATATAGGAATGTGCCTGATTGTGTGGATGTATTTGAGCTTGTTAGTATTAAATGCCCATCTGCACTAGCATTATAAGTTGCTCCGTCTGTACCAAAACTTTTTGTGGCTCCACTATTATTTGCCTGATAAAATTCTACGACTCCTGTGCCTGAATTTAATTGCTTGTAATGTACATTTCCGGACCCATCTAAAATATTAAAGCCGAATGTTGCATTATTAAATGATACATTTACGTTACTAGGTACTCTATTTACTCTACCCAAATTATTTGCTATAGTTACATTTGGTGTAAGTGCGGCCGCATCACCGTTATCAAAATATGTATTAATTGGAACTACTGCTTCATGAACAAATTCATTTTCTGCAGTAATTACTGAAACATTGGATTCTCCCTCTGATTTTAAAATACCAAAGTTACTGACCCAGTTAAATTCAACATCATACCATTTTTGATTTCTTGTTCTTAATGGAAGATTTATTTCAAACCCGTTTGGTGTGGTAGTAGAAGCAGTCTCTTCACTGTACCAGGTATCGCCTATTCCATTACCTGTACTGTCGTACCATCTAAATACTTCACTACTGCCGGGTTTATCGTTAAATGTTGTGATTGTAATTTTATCTGTGTTTGCTTTATTATTAGAATCTACAACTTTTATATTTTTGATATTGTAAAATTTTATATCTTTAGCACTTTGTAATATATATTGTTCACCTCGTATGGATACATCATACTTGTATGAATTATCATCTATTGGAACGTAATTAAATAATACTACCCAACTTGCATCTATTGGTGAGCCCGTTGTGCTACCTGCATTGGATACGTTGTATGGACTTGTTTTATCTAAATTTTCATTTTCTATTACATACCATTTATCTGCTAAAAGAGATGTAGATTTATTAGTCAACATGTATCCTATGCCAAACGTTTTCTTATCTTCTATCTGCTGTTGTATTGAAGATATTTCTGCACTATCAAATTCTTTTCTTAATGTAACAATAACTTCATGTGCAGTCCAATTTAAGGGAACATCTTCACTGAGTGTCCATGGACCTACACTTGTACTTAATCCACTTGTTAAAAGACCTGCATTGGTTTCTTTAGTGATTCTTACCCATTTGTAATCTGCTGGGTCATTTGGATTAACAAATTTTATAAAATTATTTTCTTGTATTTGTTTAAATGTTTCATATACATTTGTTAAAACTTGTTCACTGCCAGAGGACGAAACACTTGTGGTTTCCGTCATATAACCTGTTGAGCTTTCTGATGATACCGGTAGTGGTTTCCATTTTATATCTAATGTTTCTAAATTAAAAGAAACACTTTTATAATCTATCCAGGCACGTCTAGCACCATCATATATAAAATTATTGACATTTTGTTGTCTTAACAGATCAGGAATCGTGTTTTTAATAATATTATTAGCAGTATTATTCGCACTAACAATTACAGAAGATGATGTATCTTTCTTTTGTTTGTATATGTATCCGTCATCAGCAAATAATTCTATATTTTGGAATGTTCCTGTTGGGTCGTTTATATCAATATATCTACTATGCCCAGCATGTGTTTTATTAACCGCTCTTAATTTTTTAATATTACTGCTTTGTGAAAATGGGAAAATATTATAATCCTGTGCTGACACCATTCTATTTTGTGTGTAATATGTTTGTGGTGCTTTAGATTTAATACTTGCAAGAGTTTCGGTAGGTAAACTATTATTTACAGATGTCTGTAAACTCAGTATTACTGTTAGAATATATTTTCCACCGTTTTTGTTTTCATATGGTATTTCTATGGGAATATTTCTTGCATTCTCAGGTTGAATAGAATACCTATCACCAGAACTTGCTCTATGCCATACTCTAAATGAACCTACCGGAATATTACCAAAATTACCGTCTGGAAATTTTATTCTTACTCCGTCATTATTTAAATTTTCTGTTGCAAATAGATTTCTAGAACCTAATGCTTGGCTGTTAAAGTTAAGAGTTTGCCCTACTGTATTAGGTATCCTTGTCCATTTATTTAAAACGCCGCCGTTTTCTGTAAGTTCTTGTACATATAAATCTGTTTCATTTATGTTAGTTAGATTTATATCTGCTACTCTGTTTGCTATTGGAGTTGTAAAATTTAAATCTGTGAACGACAAATTTCCTTGTTTAAATAACATAAAGAAACCAGTGTTGCTACTGTTTAATCCTTTACCGTCGTTTCTATAAAAAACACCCATATCGTTAAGAGGGTCAGGATGTCTTTCAAAGAAAAATTCACCGTCATTAAAATCACCATCTACTGCTTCGAAATTACGTTGTACTCCGTTTATAGTTAGTGGCATGGAAATAGCATTTGTAGTTCCAATTTGTTTTGTTATTCTATATAATTCAGTTTTTATATTACTAATTTTGCCTGATTTAATAGGATATGAGAATCTATTTGTATTACTAAATGTGCTATTTAAAATAGTAATAAATTGTTCGTAACTTTCAGGATTGTTTACATCGTCCCAAAAGACTGTCTTGTTTGCAAGGTTCCTATTGAGACTATCTGTTAAAGGCTCGTTTGTTCGTAAGCCTGTAATTTTCATTAATCCACTTGCTGGTACGTTTCTTCTTGGATTGTATCCAAGCATTCTGGCAAGTTTAAATACTGAGTCTCTTCGTTCAGCAGTTTCTAAAAAGTTTTCCCTGCTGTTTAAATCCATTCTAAAGGCCAATGATTGAGATAGATATGCAAGTAATTCTATAATTGCTATAAACTCTGAGCTCTCAATGTAGTCGTTGAAATTTTCTGGAAAATTTTGTCTTATGTAATTTACCATAGACAATCTCATGGTATCAAAATCATAAGATGTAAAATCTATGTTAGAGAAGGCTTTATATGCGACTTTCCAATCTTCTGCCGCGAATAAATTATTTTGTCTTTCTGAATATGCCATTTTTATTGTTCGTCTAATACTTTGTTTACGAATTCTAAATACAATATATCTTCATCGTTTATTCCCCTATAGGTCAAAGTTACCTCTGCTCTAATTGTGTGATCTAAAATAAAAATACTGGTATCTATTAAATCTACTCTGGGGTCTGTATCTATAATTCGTTCTATATCTTCTTTTACTAAATCTTCTGTAAGATCATCTTCTGGGTTCATTAATAGATCCCAAATAATAGACCCAAATTGTGGTCTCATTAATCTTTCGCCCTTGCGTGTATGAAAATGGTTTAAAAGATCTCTTTTTACAAGTTCTTTATCTATAAGAGTATAAGGCGCTCTTGCCTTATCTATTGTACTAAATCCTTTAAACATTGCCATACAAGTATTTATCATAATAATTAAATATAGTTTTAATAAGATATTGACTATTGGGTAAAAAGACTGTATAATGTGTCTAATTTGTATTTTTTAATTAAATACAAGTGAGGAGAAAATGGAAATATCATTAAACAACACCCTAGAAGAAGAACTAAGAGTAATGCTTGTTGATAAAAATAATGAATGTGCCGCTCTAAGAGCTCATATTGAATTATTGGAAAAAGCAGTAGCAGAAGAGCAAGAGCAAAAATATAGATTGCTTGTTGAGAATGCTGATCTTAAAAAGTTAATTAAAACTTAGTAAATAGGGTAATTCGGATTATCTGGTAGATCGCCTGGTTCTACAGGTTGTCCAGTCACTGGGTCATCATTAATGAATTTTTTAGCCTCTAATTCTGCTAAGGCTTCTTTTTTATATTTTTTTAATTTCGCTGTTAATTGGGCCCAAGTCAAACTGGAGCCTTCACTTGGTTTATAATCAAAATTTACAAAGTCTGGTGTTGTGAATAATTCTGCTTCAAATCTTCTTCTATCAGCATATTCTTTTTTATACTGCGGTGGAGTATTATCATTTATAGGGCCTTTCCTCCATCTTTGAATCAAGCCGGGTATTCTTTCGTAAAATTCTTTATTAAGTTCTCTTACTATTGTGCTTTTTGCAAAATTCTTTGGTCCTATATGCATTGCCAAACTTACTAGAGAAATGAATTGAAAATCACTTATTTTGACCTTGATTAATTTTTTCACAGCAACTGATGCCTCCTCTGCCTGTGATATAATTGTCATATTAGTTCCAACTGGGCCTAGACCGTTAGAAAAATCAACAAGTTTTGTTCCTTTTTTGTCTACTAAAATAATACTTGGGCCATCTATAATTGGTTCTATGCCTTCTTTTAAAAGTCCCTCAACTATGTCTTTAAATAATTTTATATTTGTATTACTTGCCATTATCCAATTCCTTTTTTAGCATCTTTAACAATATTTTGTAATGTGTCTACAGAAACTTCATTTTGTAATGTATTAGATAGATTACTAAGATCTTTTAAACCACCGCCTGGAAGACCTGCTTTAGCAAAAACTCCTCCTATTGCCCCGTCTACTTTGCCTTTTAATTCTGATAATGCATTAAGTTTCCCACTTGCAATATTTTCTAAATCTTGAAACTCCAAAGGAAGACCATCAAAACCAAATCCCATTGCTGAAAATCTTGCTTCTAATTCTGTGAGTATTTTAGATTGTCCTATAATTTTTTGTGCAAATGCATTAGTTGTAGGGAATCTCAAAGGCGGTAATAATTTAGTTAGCATATCACTATAATTAGAAAATCCTTGCAGACTTTGTAAGTATTTCATACCAGGTATATTAAAGTTACTTAATTTGTCTTTAAGAGGGCCTCCAAACTTGTCTCCCAGTCCACTGATTTTATCTGTTATACCACCAAGTTTATCTGATATTCCTGAAACACCTTTAGCAAGATCCTTGGCCTTAGATGCCGCCTTGCTTTTTTCTATGGTTAATAAACTTGCTTCAATTGCCTGTTTATACCCTTCAGGAGAATTGGCATCTGCTACCGGCTGTGTCGCAGGGTCTATGTCCGCTTCAGTATCTTCCACCATACCTTCACTGCTATGTGTCATAAGGTCTGGCATGTCGTGTCCGTCCCAAGGTTCAGCAGTTACAAGGACACCAACTAAAGAATCTAATTCTGTGGGGCCGCCTGGACGTTCACCGTTTTCAGGTAATTTTTGTTCGCTGTCTCTGTCATATTCTGGTTGATCTTTAGGTTGATCTACATGTGTTTGTACTTCTAATTCAGGTGCTGTCTGTGCCTTTACAGGAATAATAGGAGCCGCACCAGGACCACTGTTTAATAGTACTGTGAGACCTTGTACTGCTGTCGCCACTTCACTTTTAAATGTAGCACCTAAAAGACTGCTCATATACATTTGTCCCTGTGTGCCCACAGAGATTCCTCCTACTCCAACATCTAAATCATATTTTAGCCCTGACTGCCTAATCATGCCTGCCGCATTTATATCAAAGTCGCCGTCTTTGGATGTGAGTTTTGTTCCTGTACCAGCATGTGCTGTAAATTCACCTACACTTTCTAATCTTATATGTCCGCCGTATCCAAGAGGACCACCTGGTAAAGGTATTCCTTTTTTAGGTATACCAACATTTTTATCCCCAAGTGTGTCTCCTGCGGCTTTTATTTTTACGTCGCCACCTGCCTCTATTTTTATATCTTTATCTGCACGTAGGTTAAAATCTCCTTTAGTTCTTACATTAAAAGATCTTTCACCGTATAAATTTATAGACCCGTCTGCACCCAATTCAACCCAGGCTCTACCGCTTTTGTTAATGATATAAACTGTGCCAGTTGTATCGTCTAATAATAACTGATTACCACCGCCCGTTCTTAATCTTATATTTCTACTGTTAAGATTGTCGTCCATTATAAACTGGTGACCAGTGTGTCTATGACCGTCATTTTTGGCGTCTTTAGGACCGGGTGTTAAAATACCAAATACTTCACTTGGTGATTCTCTTTTTGCACCACTAGATGATGCACCTCTTATTGTGTCGTTTATGAGACCCTGTTTTGTGATTGTTTCTGCTAAATCGTCATGCACTGGCCTTAAAATATCAGTACCATCTTCTGGCATGGGGTCAAATTTATTTTTTTCTGCTACAGGTAAGTTGTTCCCTAATGCACCGTAATTTCTGACACTACCAGGTATGCCTGGTATCATGTGATTTGCTCTATGTGGGTATAAACAACTAATAATGAAAGGATATTTCATATTGCCGTCACCAAAAGCAACAAGTACAATATTACCTTTATCGGGCGGTACCATCCACATACCATAAGATTTTTGTGTGCCTATAAATGATTTCGTATCATTAACCTGGATTGCCGCATAATTTGTTCCACCTGCAAACGGTGAGCTCCAAATACATTCAAAGTATCCGTTTTTATCTTCTTTATTTTTTGCTAGGGAGGCGATGAATACTGTAAGTGTACCTGTTTTGGTAATGTCTGTTGTAGCCATTACTTCGCCCAGATAAATGCCTGCTCTTTTACTAGTTCTTAGTTGTTTCCTATTAATCGGATTATTTGTTGACTGTTTACTACTATCCATCTATTATCTCTATGACAATGGTACACCGTCAGGACCAATATTGCTATTAAGTACTTCATCTATTACACCTTCACGAGCCACGTCACCTCTTCTTTCTTCAAACTGTGTGTTAATTTCCTGTTTAATTTGTTCTAACATAGACATTTCGTATGCGTTATTTTTCTTAGCATGTAAGTCGCATGTAAATAATCCATTACTGAAATTTAAGGTTGTTTTTAAACACTGATAAACACCACTCATAGTATAATTTATCCCAGAAAAATCATATAATCCTGTATTTTGGTCTTCATCGTCTATATTAAAATCTAATTTTCTTGGACTCTCTAAAACAAGTAAAAAATCTGTGTCTGAATCATCGTAAGACATACCAAATAAATTTGTTGTTAGATGTTTTTCTGGTTTGACATTAATACTAGTGTTTTCGTTTATACTTCCTACTGCATCATCATATAAATTATTATTTCCTATCCACCAAGGATCTCCCCTAACAGTCATATTAATTTCTAATGTACTTTTTGTTTTATTACTGTGAGCATCCATTAAATGAGAAAACATACTGGGTCTAAACGATCCCCTTTCTCCTGGAGCATTTGTAGTTTTATCGCCGGGTTCTACTGATTTAACCGCAGTTTTATTTCTAACATTTGCTAATACAACATTTTTAGCAATTTGTTCATCTCGTATAGCATCTTGATCAGACCCGTCACCCTCTAAACCTTTAATAAGTTCAGAAGAATACAAAAAGTCTATATACCCCTTGTCATTATAGGAAAGGTCATCATCAAATTCGTCACCATCAGTGGGAGACCCCTCCTGAGGTGCTGTTACTTTTTTAACAAGTTCGTTACTTGCTAATGCAGAACTTATCTGTTCATCTGCTAAACTTTCTGCTAATTGTTGAGCTTTTGTGCCGTTAATGTCGTTTTCAATTTCTTTAATTTCTGCATCAGTGAACCCAACATATTCACCAAACTGTCCTAAAATATTACTAAATTCATACCCTTTTCTTTGCTCATCAAATTTGTTTTTTAAATCAGTAAGACCTGCTAATATACCTTGCTTTTTAGATTCTTTCTTTTGTTTTTCTACAACAGGAGCCTTATCTTGAACATTTTCAGAGGCTTCGTCCTCAGTTAGTGATGTTGCTGTAGCCATTGCGGCTTGATCTGCAAAACTTCCCTCTCCGTAATAAGGAGATGTAAGAACAAATGCCTCATCAAAACGTAAATTTAAATCTATAACTTGATCGTTTTTACCTGTAAACATATAATAATATTCTTTGTATATTTTAAGATCATTAATTCGTTTCTTTACGTTTTCCAATTGTAAATTTTGACCAGCATTAAGTTCATTCATAGAAACGCCTACGTCTGTACGGCTTTCTCTTGTAAGCACAGGTTCAAATATAAAAATTCTTTTATATTCATTGCGTTTTGTATCAAGTTTATTATAATCTATAATTACTTTTGTATTAATTTTATACCAACTAATAAAAGCCTGATCTAATTCAACACTACTTCTTGGATCATTTGGATCTGTCATTCTGGTTGCTTTTTTAAATAGATCTTCACTTAGTGATAAAATTGTTGCTAAAATATCTTCAAAACTTTCTTTTTCAGGAAAATTAATTATTACCCCTTGTGTACGAGGAATAGCCAAAGCGCCTGTGGTCTCCGGATTTAAAAAAACGCTGGTTGGATTCGACTCTAATTCTAATGATGGTCCGTCTCCTGTGTCATCTGTAATTTGCTGATTTTCTTCTTCATCGCCTCCAACAGTAAATGTTCCTCCTGGAAATCTTTGAGCAAATTCTTCTTTAAGTGCTATACTATGAAATAATTTGTCTTGTAATAAATGTTCATCGCCTTCATATTCATCGCTTGTAACTTGAACCTCTTTGTGAACACCGTCTATAGTTGGTGTCCTACTAGCAGAATTTTGTATTAAATTATCTACATTTATTATAACTTCATCTGCTACAGTTCCATCCTTTTCTGCATTTTCTTTAAGTTTTGCATTCCATACTGATTGCAAACTTCCATCACCGTCGTTTAGTAATGTTCTTAATGTTGTACCTGTGATTTTTAATTGTTTGGGTATTCTGTAGTTTTGGTCAAATAATGCTATGTCATTATTTGGTGTTGCTGTAAAATCATATATACCTCCTTCCGGTGTAATTTCCATAGTATATGTTACAGCACCTAGTTGAAAAAAGAAAGGGCCTTTTATAACAATAGGTGAGCCACCACCGTCTTCATTAGAGTTCGCATCTTGTCCTACATATCCTTTGAATTCTATTTCTAAAATTAAAGGCAACTCCGTCGCTTCATATCCACAAAAAGATTTTGTTGCCGCAAGTCTGTCTAATAATGTTACTGCGCCTGCTTCTGTTAATGTAAATTTAACCTGAGCCGCTTTATCTGGGAAATTTAATATACTGAGATTATCTATATTGATATCCGTACTTCCAGTTTCTGCAATAATTACTATATCTCTGGGATCAGGTGTGGTACGTTTTACATCAAATTCCTCTCTGCCATATTCGTTTTCTCGCTCTTGTTGTGATTTTTGTCTTTCTATTAAATTATTTTGTTCGATTGCCGCGGCATCTTTCTTCTTCATGAATAATCTAAGTTTGTATGTTGATACATCAAAATTATCTAAAATATTGCCGGCTACAGGATGATCAAGGTATAGTGAATCCCTAAAGGTCTTACTTGCGTCGGTGGGGTCAAGACCTAATTTTTTAAGTGTTTCGTCAGCGATATTACTAATCGGGCCTTCTTTTCTTTGTTCAAATAGTCTATCTAATTCTGCACGTTCTTCTGTGGTAAGTAGACCATTTCCTACAAGGTCCAGTTTATTTCCATCGTATGTTATAGTCTCATCGCCCTTACCCAGAGCTTGTTCATCAGCAGTAGTCTTTCTTTTGCTTATATTGCCTTTTAATCTATTATCATTTTGTATAATTTGATCATAATAATTTGTGAAGTCACCTACTGTGCCCTTTTGTGCAATCTCGGTTAAATTAATTAAGTTTGTGGTTAATCCATATGGCTGAAATTTAGGAGGTGTGTAATTGGACATTATCTACCTCTAAATCTTAATACAATATTCTCTGCCGGTAGTTTGATTGTTTTACCTGCTTTGAAATCTCGTATAGGGTCACGTATTTCATCTAAATTTCTCATAGCAAAAACCCACCATAGTCTAGAACTTTCGTATAATTGGTATGCTAAAAGATCAGGCCTTTCATCATATTGTTGAGGTATTACATAATCTTCATCATAAGGTGATGCTTGTATTGTAGGTAACTTATTTACATCCAAAAATTTTCCTTCCATGACTGAAAAATTTTTAATAAATGATTCGTTAGTATAAGTAGCCATTAAATAAATCCGTCCTTATAAAGTTTACCATTTCTAAATGATTCAACATTAAATTTCTCTCTAACTTTCTTAGGTGTTAATGCTGGTACCAAGTTAATACTGATATTCATTCTAACTGGCATGTATGTGGTTTGATCTTTACCTGCTACTTTTGTTTTTACAGGAATATAATCAACATCATCTGGTAACTGTATTGTGTAGTCTCTTAAAATTACTGGTACTTTATTAAATCCATGCTCTCCCATGTATTCAAAAAGTAATACCGGTGGGGGTGTGCCTTTTTTATCTGGTCCTGTTTGGTCACCAAAATAACTTTTTGTAACTGTTCTTAAAAAATGAAATACTGCCAAAAGATATTGTGCATCATATATGTCATTTGCATAAAAGTCTGCTGTAACAGGTAATATAGGCGGTCTTGTTGCACTATATGAATATATTGGATAGTTCATACCATGTAAAAGTTGCTCTGCATATTCCACGATACCTGATATAAAGATGTTTGGTGTTGTTTGCCAAACTAAGCCACCAGCACGTCTTAAAGGTTCTAATAGACCATTATTATCAGCAGAGTAAATTACATCTGCACCACCGTCTTTAGGTCTCAATCTAGCTCTCCAGTCAGACCTTGGTACACTACCGCCTTGAGCAGACTTGTTTTGAACAAGTCCTGCATTTATGACTTGATCTGATAATTCTTGTGAGTTTAATTGCTGAGCCTGAAAAAATGTATTATCTGAATAATTTTCAATACCACCTGCTAATCCAGGCAAAAATGCATTGAGAACACTTTGTACTCTAGGGTCTAACTTACTTACAGCCTTGCCTGCTTTTTTAGTTAGATAGTTATTTACTGATTTTTCAAAAAATGACATTATAAATCTCCATGCTTATATTTATCGTATTCATTAAAACTAGTTTTAATCTGCCAGTTTTACTAAATACTAATTGACATACACAAAAGACTGTGTATAATACTAACAATATAAATGAACGATAATTTTGAGGAGAGTTAATGGCACAGCCTAAAAAAGTTAATTATCTTAATAATAGAGATATATTAAAAGAAATACACAAAAGCAAGATGTCTTTTTGCTATCTTGCAGACGAAAAATATTCTATATTTGATATCATATTAGAAGATGTCAAAAAAATCAATAGAAACAGCATAAAATTAGCCAGAGAAAACAGGGCCGCTAGGATACAATATGATGGGTATCAGGCCGCAATGGCAACACATGATGTTAAGGATTATAAAAATAAACCCAAACAAAAAGAATTTGCTGTAGACCCTAAAGAGATACCCTTAGAGGATTTAGTATTTAGGGTTATGACATATGATCATATTCCAGATGCCCCAGGCAGAAAGAAAAATCCCAAAAACGAAGCAGAAACCAAAGAAAGAGTAAACTTCCCTGCATATAAACATTATGCTTATATAAATGATGAACTTAAAGAAGTTGCTAGAAGCCATTGGGAGGGCAGTTTAAGTAATGGGCACTTTAGTGTTTCTCATGGAACCCTAACAAATAAATTAGGAATCATGTTTTTAAAACTAGTTGAAAGATATAGTCATAGATCTAATTGGCGTGGATATACTTATGTTGACGAAATGCGAGGACAAGCAATTCTTCAATTAGCACAAATTGGATTGCAATTTAACGAAGCAAAATCAGATAATCCATTTGCATACTATACTGCGGCGGTTAATAATAGTTTTACAAGAGTTCTTAATATGGAAAAAAGGAACCAAACAATCAGAGACGATATTTTAATAGACTCTGGACATTTACCAAGTTATGGCAGACAAATAAGGCACGAAGAAGAAATGAGAGCCATTAGAGAATCTGCACAAAATGAATCAAACCCAGAATAATTTATGAGTCAGTTGTTTAAGACAGCGGCCTGTTTTACGGACATACATTACGGATTAAAACAGAACAGTCGTTTACACTTACAGGATTGTGAGAGATATGTTGACTGGTTTATTGCAGAAGCAAAAGCCAGAAATGCAGAAACTTGTATATTCCTTGGTGACTGGCATCATCACAGAGCAAGTGTTAATGTTGCTACAATGAATGCAACTATCAGAGATCTTAAAAAAATAAATGAAGCATTTGAAACTGTTTACTTTATAACAGGTAATCATGATTTATATTACAGAGAAAAACGTGATTTAAACAGTATTGAATACGCCAGAGACCTGTCTAATTTTGTAATGGTGGACGAACATTTTGTCCAAGATGACGTTGCTATTATACCTTGGCTTGTAGGGGACGAACACAAACAAGTAGCAAAGATGGATGTCAAATATATGTTTGGACATTTTGAATTACCTTACTTTAAAATGAATGCAATGGTAGAGATGCCAGACCACGGAGGTATAAACGACAAAATGCTGAGTGGTCCTGAATATGTGTTTAGTGGCCATTTCCATAAACGCCAATATAAAAATAATATACATTATATAGGAAATGCTTTCCCACATAATTATGCAGATGTAGG